AACGTTTCGATCCAGTTAACCCTGACAAGTTGAAAACTGTCAAGCAGTTCAAAGACGAACAAGCGGCGGCTCGGGCGGCAGAGTTGCAGGCGGCAGAGTTGCGTGAAGCTCGTGCTCGTGCAGATGCGGCAGAAGCCAGCGCACGTATGTATCGCACATCTGCACAAGCAGTCCAGCCAACTACCACAGTTGTAAACAACTCTAGCAACGACATGTTGACTGGTGTGCTAATTGGTAACATGCTGAGTGGGTCGCATCACTCACACGAAACTACTCGTGTTGTGGAACGTGAAGTGATCCGTGAAACTCCTGCGCCAAGTCGTAGTAGCACATGGGACGACACTCCTGCCCCAACACCAAGTCGTAGTAGCACGTGGGATGACAGTTCGAGCAGTTCTAGTTCATCTAGCTCTAGCTGGTCTGACAGTTCGAGCTCTAGTTCATCAAGCTCAAGCTGGGACAGTGGCTCTAGCTCAAGCGACAGTTCAAGTTCATCAAGCTGGGATTAATTATGTTTTTTGCTGACCTTTTTATGATTACAATGACGATTGTAATGTTGTTTGGGCTGTTCTTCATGTTTGATGAAGTCATCCTCAAAGGGTATTTTGCTACAAAATTACGTAAGCGTTTTGATGTGGAGAGTTTGAAATGATTGAAAGTATTTTATTTGGATTGGCCTTCCTTGCAACTTGGCCCGCAATCTTAGTATTGTGCATCTTGGGCATTTGGTGTGAACACAACGAGTCCCGCGGCTTTGCAGTGTTTTGGGCACTGGTTGCAGGTGCAAGTGCATTCTTTTACTTTAACGTGTCGCTGGAAAGCATTGCTATCAGTTCCATTGGCTATGTGTGCTTTGGTATTGTGTGGAGCTTTTATCGCTACAAACGATTCATTGTTGCCAAGGTTGATGAATTATCATCAAGTGGTTACCCTGGTCGTGTTGAACAATATCACCCGAGCAATATGCTGGACACTATCACAGCATGGATCATTATCTGGCCCTTTAGCTTGATCGAAAACTTGTGTAGTGATATCATCAACGGTGTCGAAGCACTGGTTAAGGGTGTGTTCAAAGGTGTTTACAATCGAATCTACGAACATGCAATTGCAGATGTTATCCGCAAAGATGAAGGTGTGCGATGAAATACTTGGTAATTGTATTGGCATTGATGTTAACAGCATGTGGTGATCCTGATCCCAATGCACCTAAGCCCGTGCTAGCAATAAAGAGAGTTCATCAAATTGACGGATGCGAAGTCAAGTGGATTGACAATCCATATGGGGCAAACTTCTACATTGCTCGTTGTGGCGACACAGTTACAAACACCTGGCAACGACAAAATGGCAAGAGCCAAGTCACTGAAGCTACTATCAATGTCAACAGTGAAGCAGAGTTGCGCAAGCGACTGGCAGAGATTGAAGCACGTAACAAAGCACTGGCTAAACTCAGTGCAGAAGAAAAGAAAGCGTTAGGACTACAATGATTATTCTAGTAGAATTTTTAATGGCATGTGGCTTGGTGGCTATTGTGGGTAGTTTAATCTATTCTGGTTACAAATTAGGTAAAGCGAAAAAGAAAGATGAAACTCTGCCCTAAGTGTGAAGAGATTGCAGTATGTTGTGACTTCTGTTTACATTTTGAATTCAATGGAGACCAACAAGGACGTTACACTGGAGACGGGTATTGCAAGCTGCTTAAGATACCACAGGATCCAGGAAACGTATGCGATGACTTCCACTGCGAAGATCTAAAGCCTAAAAAGAAAAAGAAAAAATAACAGTTACGCTACGAGATTTGGATGGCTCCTTGCTCGTAGTATTTTTACCCCAGGTGGCAACATCTGGGGTTTTTTCTTTTGAGTTCAATTGACTGACCTGTTATAATGTGTGCATGATTACATTTAAAACCGTTGAAGAATATATCGAAGTAATTGCAGGCGAGCGAGATGTAGTGTCTGGTAAACTTGTTGGTGGTTGGGCCAACGATCCAATTATTAGTCTAGCACGATATGATGTGGAGGTTATACGCAAGATGTCCGAGCAGTGCATGAATAACATTGCAATGACACAACGCCAAGCACAATTGGCAACAAAAATTATCCTCAACTATAAGCGTCAACTGGGAAATAAAAACATTGATGTTACTCCAGTTGAAACCCCTGTATATCGAAATCCCTTGCGCGAGCTAGATTACAGTTGCAGACTTTACATAGAAGACGGCAATCTCTGTGTACGTTTTCCGTACAATACAAAGCTAATTGAGTCTATCCGTGCATTTGGTAAAGAAAGCCAAGGCAAGAGCCAATGGTCGCCAGATGACAAAGTGTGGAAAATTGCCCTAACTGAATACAATTTGAATTGGGTAGCAACATTTGCTGAACTAAACAATTTTGAAATCACACAAGAAATCAAAGATCTAGTTAACGCGGTTTTGGAAATTGAGAAGTCTGGATACAAAATTGAATTGACTATTAACAATGGCCAACTCGAAATAGCCAATGCGCCGGCAGCATTACAAGAATACGTTGCCACACATATTGGTGAGCTAACCGGGGACAATTTAATCAAGCTGGTTGATTACAGTGCCATCTTGGGGTACACGGTTGATCCCAGCATTGAAGAGGCGCTGGCTGCTGAGTATGGCTACAGGTTTGTACACCTTGCTACTAACCGCGAACTGAAACTAGATCCTAGTAGTATGTTTGTTGACAACCAGTTTAATAGTGTGCTAGACTACGCAATTGCTTGCAATAGATTACCGGTGTATGTATATGAACCGGATTTAAGTCGCAAGCTGTTGGCTCAGCTCAAGGAACGATTTGTGCCTGAGCAAATCCTCGAAGTAAATAACAGTAAGACAGTTGACCCCACAGATCAAACCATGGTAGTGTACACTGTTAAACCTGTCAAAGGTCGCCGAATCCCTATGCTAATTAGTAGCGCAGGCATGATCTACGGTGGCGAAAAAGAATACATGGTACAGGACGCCGAAAAGATTGTATACTGTGCAGCAGAAGTATACAATAAGCGTCTAGGTTCCAATGGAGTAAAAAAGCTTGCAAGCTAAATTAATTATCAAAGACGAAGTAAACGTCAAAGTTGAAGGTGTAGATGTAGGGGTAAGAAAGAAGCTAGTAGATAGATTCAAATACGAAATCCCCGGGGCTCGATACCAACCAGCAGTGAGACTAGGACGCTGGGATGGTAAAGTCAGTTACTTTAACCTAGGCGGTAGCAGTTACATTAATCTGCTACCCGATATCATTCCTATCTTGTACGAAGCAGGGTATGATGTTGAGGTAGAAGATCAACGTGACTATAGTTTCGACATCGCGTTTGACGAGTTCCGAGAAGACACGTTTGCACACCGCGTTTGGCCTGTAGGGCACCCAGCAGTGGGACAGCCTATCATGTTCCGCGACTATCAAGTTGAGATCATCAACAACTTCTTGCAGAATCCGCAAAGCATTCAAGAGATTGCCACAGGCGCTGGTAAAACTATCATGACAGCGGCACTGAGTTTAAGTGCTGAAAAGTATGGACGATCAATTGTTATTGTGCCCAACAAGAGTCTAGTTACACAAACAGAAGCAGACTACATTAACTTGGGTTTAGATGTAGGTGTTTACTTTGGAGACCGCAAGGACTGGAACAAAACACATACAATTTGCACATGGCAAAGTCTGAACATATTGCTAAAAGCAACACAGGCCGGCGAAGTGGACTTTACTATTGCCGACTTTGTTGAAGACGTAGCACTAGTAATGGTAGACGAAGTACACATGGCCAAAGCTGATGCACTCAAGACTCTACTTACTACGGTATTTGCACGAGTACCGCTACGTTGGGGACTTACTGGAACTATTCCCAAAGAAGAATATGCAGCAGTAAGCATCTTCTGTAGTTTAGGCAATGTAGTAGGTAAGCTCAGTGCTAGCGAACTACAAGAAGCGGGCCACCTAGCACAATGCCATGTAAACATTGTGCAGATGAAAGATCATGTTGAGTACTCGGATTATCAAAGCGAACTCAAGTACCTAACAACCAATACCAGTCGCATGGCATACCTGGCCAAGCTGGTTGATCGTATTAAAGAAGGTGGCAACACCTTGGTGCTTGTAGATCGGATTGAATCCGGCAAGTTATTGCAGATAGAATTAAGTAGCTTATTCAGTTTATTAAAGGACAAACCAGATGTTGTATTTGTTAGCGGATCCACAAAAGCCAAAGATCGTAAAGAAGAGTACGATGAAATTGCAACAGCGACGAATAAAATTATCATTGCGACATATGGTGTTGCAGCCGTTGGTATCAACATACCGCGTATTTTTAACTTGGTTCTACTCGAACCTGGCAAGAGTTTTGTTAGGGTTATCCAAAGCATCGGTAGGGGCATACGAAAAGCAGAAGATAAAGATTTTGTCCAAATCTGGGATATCACGTCTACCTGCAAGTTCGCGAAACGTCATTTAACTACACGTAAGAAGTTTTACACAGAAGCCAACTATCCGTTTGCAGTGGAGAAGGTGGATTGGCAGTAATACTTTATTATCCATGGGGTGCAGGTGGCAACATAGTGAGAAATATTGCCAGCTTAGACATGCGGTATGATTTCTTTGATGGGGGTCGAGTACTACAAGAGTACCCTACTGAAGTTTCTCGCTTTCATTGCATGGAACAGTATTACTCAAATAAAGTAACCAATGATACTTGGTCCGCTAGAGAAGCAGACTTGCGTAAAAAATTTATTGGCAAGTACTATGAACGGAATCTTATTGCCTACTGGGATAGCAATAACAAAACTGTGTATGAGTGTCACGGCGACGAAGAAGAAATCAACAACATCTTAAACGGTAAGTCGTTGGACATCTACGATCGAACAAGAGTAAATGCAGGCAAACTAGAAGAAAACCCCAGCCCATGGAGTTTACTAGATTGTCATCATGTATTTTTAATGCCCAAGAATTTGAAATTAATTACAGATTTATATCATTGTAAAAATCCATCTACGCCTCTGTTACATCCCAATACCAGTGTGTCATCTAAGAAACAGCAATTGTATATGCTCAATAGACTGATGCAACTTAGACTTGAAAGTCTCTCTAAAACATTAGAAGCGCAAGGTCGGGCAGTTTATAAATATACAGCAGACGATCTGCTTGCAGATTCGGGCTATAATCTAATTAACCAGATTTTTATCGATACTGGTATTTGTGTTACTGAGCATTATGTGAAATCTTTGCATCAAATTTGGTTGCAAGATACACGAGAGCTTTATAAAAATTTCTACAGCAGAGAACTACCTTGAAAAAATTAATAGTATGTGGGTGCAGCTTTTCAGCACCTTCAAAAGATCTACCAGGTACAGCATACGGAGAAGTGCTGGCCAAGAAGCTAGGATGGGATGTCGAAATCCTGGCACGCCAAGGATGTAGCAACGGTGGCATCCGTGTGCAAATAGACGAAGCGATTCGTCAACGTGCAGACTTTGTTATTGTTGCCCCCACATTCCATGACCGAATCGAAATCCCTGCAGGCGCTGCACCATATGTGCCTCCTGTAAATGAAAATAAAGGTTGGGGCAGTGACTTACAAAAGCACCTGCAAGCCGATCACGGCACGGGCTACGATCGTTCTGTGGGCATTGATAACGTTAACTACGGCAACAACCCCTATCGCATGATTTGCGAGACTATCTTTAGTCTAGCAGAGAACTACGAGCACCCTTATCGCAGTACAAAAATATACAAGAATACACAGGCAGCAGTCAAGCAGTATGTAAACTTCATGTACGACAGCGAGTGGAAGCGTCAGCAAGACGAATGGATCGTCCGCGACGGTATTATGCAACTACACTATGCTGGGATTCCGTTTTTGTTGGTTGCTAATAACCTGTGGACCAGCAACACAGTGCGTGAAGCATTTCCTGCACTAGTACCAGATCATTGCTTTACCTTGCGATACGAAGACACACCAGCATACAGCACAAACGAATGGCCGTTTAAAGGCGCAGACCCTGGGTATCACGGCGACCCATACAGCCAAGAATACCTGGCAGACATCTATTACAAGTTAATTAAGGAACAATGGCAACTATGACAGATAATTTTGATTGGTTTAAAGATAATGGCATTTACATGCCAATGATCAATGATACTGGACGCAACATATTTTACAAGGCTGCGATTGAAGCAGCAGCACCTGGTAAGGTAGTATGCGACATCGGCACTGGGTCAGGGCTGTTAAGCATTATTGCAGCCAAAGCTGGTGCCACAAAGGTATATGCAGTAGAAATGGATCCTGGGCGAGCAGCATTTGCTGAAGAAATGTTTGCCAAATTAGGATTAACAAACATCGAAGTTGTTAAAAGTGATTTTCTAGACACTGACATACACGCTGATATCTTTGTAAGTGAAACAATTGGTAGTCAGGTGTTCAATGAAAACATTATTGCCATTGCCCGCCATGCATTGCGTTATGGTGGCCAGTTTATTCCTGCACAATTTGATTTGCGACTAGCACTATACGAGAATCATCCTATCTTCCCAATGGTGCAGTTTAAAAGTGATGCATTTGAATTTCAACCAGACATTGAAATTGATGCAACATACGAAGCAATTGTAAATTCAACATTTCAAGAAAAGCATCCTCTATTAGACACATTGTATAGAGCAAACTGCATACACGACTTGTTCAGAGAATTGCCTAAGTTTACGGACCTCAAACTAAACAAAATCTACGAAACAGAGCCGGTAATCGTGGATTTAAACAGTGCAGATGAGGCAAACATACGCATACGTATTCCCAACTCGGCAATTCCTAGTGATCGAGATGTTTGTGCAGTGTTATTTTGGACAGCACGTTCTGGAGAACACGCAATGGAACTAACTGATACAATTTGGGGATACCCTGATCGCATTATTCTCAAGCACTTGCGTAAGCCCGGCGCCGATATTGAAACCTGGTACGATCACAGCATCCAAGACTGGAGATTTAGTTTCTAATGCATGCCTATTGCGTAGTAGCACACCCCGACGACTGCGTTATATTTGCTCGTCCCTACATCGACAACCATCCCGAGTACTCTTGGAGTATCGTATATCTAACGTATCAGCACCTTGATGACCGGGCACAGGAAATGACACGCTATTGGATACAGCGCGGTGTTGGCGTACAGTTCCTGGGCTTTAGAGATGATTATACAGATCAGCAAACACAGCAATTTAACTTCTGGGATCCGCTGGCAGCAGAAGCGTCACTGCAACGAGCAGTAGAAGGTGCAGCCCTTGTCCTAACACACAATGCAGATGGCGACTACGGACACATACACCACAAGCTAGTGCATGGTGCATTATGCCAATTGGACGTGCCCAAGGTTTACTTTGCTAGTACTTTCAACTATACTAACAGGTATATTGCCAAGGGCGACTTACCTTTAGACGAGTTTCCCTTACACCGCGATGTTATTGTACAGTTTAGTGACATCAACTGCGGCCTTTACATAGAATAAAATGAGAATATTAACACTAGATAATAAAAGTTTCGAAATGAACGAAATCCCCGATGAAGTTGAGGACCTTCGTTTTTGCGTACTAGACAACAGCGACCCCAAAGAGCCTGATTATTTCTACATTCCACTAATCTTCTTAGAAAGCTTTAATAGTCCTGCGCTGGTATTGCGCATTGGGGACAACGTTATTAAGATGCCAGTGGATTGGCAACTGCTAATTGGAGAACCCGACTTAGGCGACCTAGAAGTTGTACCACTAACAAGTATCAATGATAGGGGCTTCAGCGTATTTTGCTTCAACCCACTGTCCAGCTTTAGACCTGAGTTTAAGAGTGTAGAGATTGTAGACATCTACCAAGACGTTAAATGGTACTTTCCTAAACTCAAACCGGGACAGATGTTAGCAGTTCCGTTGGAAGAAGGCGTAGATAAACCGCTATGTGCATACTTTGTAAAAGACATTAGTCGACAAAGTGAAGTTGTAAATTATTCAAAGTGTTGGTAATATGGGAAATTATACAGAACCTCAAATTTTTGAAACCGTTAATAGACTCGCGAGAATCTATTTAGAAAGCTACCCAGAGGACCGGGAAGGTCTTGAACGTTTCTTGCGTTGGGCACATACTCAATATGGATACAAATATGGGACAACTTAAAGAAGGCACGTCACTGATATACGAACGTGCAAATGGGGAAATTTATTCTAGAGAGTTTGGAGCAGACTCTAATACTAGAAAACTAGTTGGCTACGACTACGATGCCCGAACATCCGATGGCAGACCGTTGCATGAGCATATTCAGGAAGATAAGCTGTGGGGAGACATTAGGCGTGCAGCTAAAACTAATGCTACACTACAAGCAGAAATTGACAGAGTAATTGCAACGTATCATTTAATCAAAGACAATGGCAACAAAACCTAAAGCACCAGTTGACTACAACTCTAAACTGTACATTGGTAACGAGTTAGCAGCACTAGACCGCAAAGATCGCGGATACTACGACAGCATGACTACCGAAGAGCAGAAAAAGTTCAGCCCGTTCTTGATGATTAGATGGGGCAGTGTTATTGACGGTGACCCTGACCTGCAGGCCTATTACTTGATGAGCACCAACGAGCATCTTAATAAGAACTTCTTTGAAGTAAACACCACTCAGCACAAGAAGTTGCAGTGGCTAATGGCTACTACAGTTAGTCCGGGTATGGGTAAACAACGCCACTCATGGTTGGCTGCTGGCAAAAAAGAAAACAACAGCAAGACCTGTAAGTTTCTTAGAGAAATGTACCCTGGGTACAAAGAAGATGAAATCGAATTACTAGCCGAGCTCAGTACCAAAGACGAGTTAAAGGCACTGGCCAAGCATCACGGCTGGGACGACAAACGCATTAAAGAATATCTATGATCAAAAAGCTAGTGGTTAACGGTTGCAGCTACATGGAGACCTATGCTGGCGGAGGTGGACACCACGACCTAGCCAAGCGTTTGGGAATCCCTGTTGCAGAATCTCTGGCCATTGGCGGCAGCGCCAATAGTCGCATACTTCGCACAACGCTCAAGCACAGTTATATAACTGCTGAGCCTACCTTGTATGTTATGGGCCTGACCTTTGTTAGTCGCAGCGAAATACCTATTTGCACAGTAGACGATGAAAACAACAGTTTCGAAGGCCGCTGGATTAACCCACAGAACCAAGAGTTTAACCATCGCTGGGAACATTTCTGGAGTCGCAAACTCAGCGAAGAGTTTGTACAGCTTAAACTCAAAACAGAAGCCTACAGTTTATTGGATCGAACTGAAGATTTAATGTTCCAGACAATGGCAGCAGTTGCAGACCTTAAGAGTCGTGGCCACAGTGTATTGGTTTATCAACAAGCTGACGACAGTTATGGTATGCACCTAAGCAGCGCCAGACTTAAATGGTTTAATACTTGTCCAAATATTGTGCAGGGATTTGGCTGGCGTGCTATAATGTATCAACACGAACATGGGGTTCCATACTCTGAGCCGGGCGGCGTAGCCAATTACATTGGACCCCAAAGTGTTCCAGAAAATATACGACATCGTGCCCAAGGCGAGCACCATGTACTCAATGGGTTTCTAGTAGATTACATAAATGACAACAGCATCTTATAAATGCAAATATTGTGGTAAGGCGTTTGTTAAAGAATCAACCCTTACCAGTCATGTATGCGAGCAAAAACGCAGATGGCAACAAGAAAAGGAAACTGGCGTACAGCTAGGACTACGTGCGTATCTGCGATTCTATGAGTATGCTCAAGGCTCAGCTAAACAAAAAAGCTATGCAGACTTTGCCACTAGTCCGTACTATATCGCATTTGTGAAATTTGGCAGACATCTGGTAGCAATCCGTGCAATCAGCCCGCAAAACTTCATTGACTGGTTGCTGAAAAATAATAAAAAACTTGATTACTGGACCAAGGACAGTTTTTACGAAGAATGGCTCCGCGAACATATAAAGCGAGAAGCGGTACAAGATGCATTGGAACGTGCATTAAAAGAAATGGAAGAATATGCAGGAAGTAATGAATCGTTGCGTAACGGTTTTAGGGACTATTTTAGGTACGGTAATGTCAATCGTATATGCCATCATATTAGTACTGGGCGGATCAGTCCTTGGGTTGTATTTAATTGCAGGTCTGGTGTTGAGTTCCTTGATGGATTATCTGAAGAGCAAGTGGCTATCGTACTTCCGTCGATAGAACCCGACTACTGGCAAAAGAAGTTTGTGGACTATGCAGATGATGTAGCCTGGACTAAAGAAGTTCTAGCAAAGGCTGGGCTATGAAGAAAGTTGTTATTCAGTGGAATAATCGAAGAGATGCAGCAAACTTCTCAATTGAATTAAGTGACTGGCTTAAAGACACTGGACTTATATCAGGAATAGATTACACATGGCATTTTATTCCAGATCATAAGCAAAGCGTATTCTGTTTTGAAGACGACAAAGAAAGCTATGCAACATTGTTTGCATTAAGGTGGGCAGGACATGAAGTTTAAGAGTGATATTGACATTGACTTTGGTAACCGAGAAGAAGCAATACGTTTGCTAAAGGTAACTCCTGCTGGCATCATCCGAGACAGTAAGTTAGTTAAACATAATACAGGTGTGTACCCAACTGATGTGCCTGTTGATCCTTTTAGTGGCGTTGCAAGCATTGACTACAAGTCCGCAGAAGAACGCGGCTATGCTAAACTAGACTTCTTGAATGTGTCTTTATATACACAGATTAAGAATGAAGCGCATTTGGATGCGCTAATGGCGCAAGAACCCGATTGGGCTAAACTTTATGATCCGGAGTTCTGCGCTAGACTAATACACATTGGCAATCACTACGACACGCTGGTTAAAATGCCCGAAGCGGTGACTAGCATTCCACGTATGGCTATGTTGTTGGCTATCATTCGTCCGGGCAAGCGCCATTTAGTTGGACAGAAGTGGGCAGACGTTGCCAAAACTATCTGGGATGCAAATGAAGAGGGTTATGTGTTCAAAAAGGCACATGCAATTGCCTACGCACACCTGGTATGCGTACACATGAACTTATTGAGTACGTCTAACTAGTGTAATTGAGCGCCGCTTACTGCGCTTCATTGAGATTTCTTTAAGGCTTGTTTGCGGGCCGTAACGGATATCTACATCCTTGCTATTCATGGTCTTTACACAAAACTTGAATAGTGCCCAGTCCTGTTTCAAAAATACATTGATCGGGACAATTCTATTGCTTTCCCACCACCACACTTCGCCTAGTTCTAGGAACCGTGCCTTCTGCTCTGGCGTTTTTAAGCTGCCAAAGTCATATATTGTAGTGATCTGCTCGTCGGCGTTTTGTACGATGCCCACGTAATCGTTCCCGCCGTAGACAATGTACGTTAGGTACGGGTATTTTGCTAATAACGCCTTGATATCAATTTCCACGTTGCGATAAATATGTTAAAGAATAGCTAGAAAAATGCAAACTATTAAAGCATATTTATATGACCAAAAGGTAGAGGTTCAAATTTTGGACACAGCTATCTTCACCGTAAGGAATCGCCAAGTGTACAGTCGCCCAATTAAAGTCTATCAGGGTATTGATAACCCTATCCAAGTTGTTATTAAGAACCAAGATCAAAAGAAAGTAGATCTGTCGGGGTACGCAGTAGAGCTACAAATCCAAGATCCTGTTAACAAAGTAACTGTTCAGACATTTCCGGTAACCTGGGTTGACATCACAAAAGGACTAGGCACAGTAGTACTAGATAAAACTACAATTGACAGTCTTGAACAGAGATTTTACAAGCTAACAACTAAAACAATTAACCAAGACACGCTTGACGAAGCGCCGATGTATGTTGACGACAACTACGGTGTTCCGTTGGATTTAGAAGTATTACCTGCATATTATTCTGACATGGCAGCACCAGTACTACTAGGTGAAACAGTTATTGACGGCGGAACAATTTAATGACCACAGCAAACACACGAGTAGCGCAGATTCTACTAAAGCGTGGTAACACTGCACAAAGCGGCAGCTATGTTGGGCCACTAGGCGAAGTTACACTTGACACCGATTTAGATACGCTACGTATTCACGATGGCACAACGCCGGGCGGTTTTAGCATCCTAGCCACAAAGGCCGATGTTGATCAACTTAACAGTGACATTGGCAACATTTCTCTGGGCACAATCGACACAGCTCCGATTATTGCAAACGTACAAATTGCAGTTCAAAGCACAATCAACGCAAACGTAACGGCCGCTAATGCAGCTATTGCACGTCTTGACGCAAATTTGGGCACTGTGACAGCGAATATCACAAGTCTACTGGCTAATGCTGCGACCCAAGAAGGTCATATCACAAGTCTAACTGCTAGTGTCTCTACGTTGTCTACTAGTGTTAGTGCAATGACTGCAAATGCAGCTTCACAAGAAACGCACATCAACCAAATCAATGCAAACGTAACAGCAGCAAATGCAGCTATTACTTCCTTGCAAGGTCAAGTATACACCAACAGCAATGCAGCAGCATATCTACTAGGTACAATCACAACTGGTAATATTATTCCGCAGAGCAATGTGACCTACAGCTTGGGTAACGTTGATCATCAATGGCGTTCGTTGTACTTGAGTAGCAACACCATTTTCATTGGCGGCCAAGTTTTAAGCGTGTCCGAAGGGAATTTGTTATTAAACGGCAATACCATTTCAATTGATCGTTTGGTAAACGGATCTGAAGAAGTTGTTATTGACGACGCAGGATCTTTAGTATTCCGCAATAACAGCTTTATACAAGACAGCGAAACATTCTTTGTTGCAGCACAGTCTGGGTTCTCTGTCCAAACCGACAAGTTTGGTGATGAGAAAAACTGGGACTTTGGGGCTGATGGTAATTTGGTACTACCACAGACCGGCATGAATGTCAGTCCGGCCCCAACAAGCTGGCCGGGTATTACGTACAGTGACGGTACATTCCAAAATACAGCATTTAATTTAAACGCAGGCAATACTGCACCTGCTAGCGGATTAATTTGGTTCAATACCGAAGACGGTCGTACCTATGTAAACCCTAACGGAACGTGGCAAGATGCTAGCCCAGCGGTCATTCCGGGCAACATGGTGGCATACGAAAGCAATGGCAATGTAGAATTGCGCGACAGTGCAAGTTTAGTGTTCCCAGACACCACAGTACAGTCTACAGCATTCGACACACATGTGGGCAACACTGCACCTGCTAGCGGGTTAATTTGGTATAACACCGAAGACGGCAGAACCTACAATAAAGTAAATGGACAATGGGTTGACGCTAACCCAGCAGTATTACCTGGGGATCTAGTTACCTTTAACGATAGCGGTAACATTACATTGCCAGCAGGCGGCCAAGTAACTTGGGCCAATGGTCGTAGTATCTTACACGGTATTACTGCTAGCGGTTCTGCAGACACTGGGTTAATTACCTTTGCTGGTGTTAAGATTATAGGCAATGGCAACGGATCGCAATCGGGCGCCATTAACCTAGTACCAAATGACTACCTATATGATGCAGGTCAGTGGGTAAGTATCTATCCAACTAACCAATTTGATTATCCTCATGTACACATAGCTGCTGGCACAGGCGGAGAATTGTACATCGGTAACGATCAACAGTATGTTAAAACAGCTATTGACGGCAGCATTGAGATCAGCTCGTATGATGGCTCAAATACGCACCAATGGACGTTTGGCAACAACGGGACGCTAACTACCAATGGCACTATTTCTATAGACGGCGAAGGTAAAGGCTTAATTGTTGACGCTGGTGGTGATAAGCGTTTTGGCTTCATGAAGTATTACGGCATCGAAGGGGCGCTAACACACAACAGCGCAGTTCCAATTCGTATTGGTCGCACAGTAGAAACTGATATTACCCAAGCATCAGCTGGTTCTTTTACAACTGAAGTTTATATCGCTGCCGATGGCAAAGTAGGTATTGCTAACGTTACTCCAGCACATAGCTTGTCGGTTGGCGGAGATATTTACACAGCCGGTAACATTGTGTTTGCTGACGGATCAGTACAATCCACCGCTGGCGGAGCATCTTATGGCAACACACAAGTTGCAGCATACTTAACCGCAGGCAGCTATGCTACAACATCAGATATCACAGCAGCAATCGACGACCTAATGGGCTTTGCACCTACTGCTTTAGACACGCTAGGAGAAATTGCAGCTAACCTGGCCAATGGTGCAGATGCAGTTTCTAGCATTACCAGTAGCATTGCATCAACTAATGCAAACGTAATAGCAGCAAACGCAGCTATTGCAACTCTACAGAGTCAGGTGTATTCTAACACCAACGTTGCGTCTTACTTAACAGGTAGCATCACTACAGGCAACATATTGCCGGGTGCTAACGTAACCTATAACCTAGGTAGTGCTACTCAACAGTGGAATAGTTTATATGTAAGTTCCAACACTATCTATCTTGGTGGTGTTCCGTTAAGTGTTAGCAGTAACAATCTGTTAGTAAACGGCTCAGCACTTGCAGCAGATACTGGTGCAGTTACATTTGAGCGTAACAAAATCAAAGGTGGTGGCGTTAACCAAGTTGGTTATAGATTTTCTATTGCAACAAACAAAGACGGCCAAACTTCTGTAAACTCCAATGGTATTACGTTGGCATACAGCACCAATGCTAACTTAATTGCAAGCGGATGGACTGTTCAGTTTGCAAACGGCGGATCCTCAACAATATCATGGTCAACTACAAACCTTGGCTATGTGTCGATGCAAATGTCGTCGTCAACAAGCTACACATTCCCTCTTACTTTTATTAGTCCAGACTACATTGCTGGAGAAGAAGCAATAATTGAACTTACCCCAGATGAAGCGATCCCTTCGTCAACCTGGGCATTCTACGGTAACGGCGATGTACGATTCCCGGATGGCACCACCCAAACTACAGCGTACACAGGTGCATCGTCATCATATGGCAACGCCGATGTGGTCTCAATGTTGGGAGCTAACACCGCAGTATTTGTTGGTAACGTGGGCAACGTTAGATCATATTCGTTACAGACCAACAACACACAAACATTTGTTGGCAATGCAACTA